CAATAAACCGTGAACCGGAGCGTGCTAAGTGCCTAAATCTGCTGGCGGATTGACACACCGTGAACGGGCGTTCGCAGCTGCCTACCGCGGCCGAGGGGACGGCTTGCGGGCGGCTCGAGAGGCGGGATACCAGGGCAGCCCGGAGGCGTTGGCCGTCACCGCGTCGCGATTGCTCAGGCGCCCCGGCGTTGCGCTTGCGCTGCAGGAGCGCGGTGCCCCGTCCTCGGCGGCAGTGGCCGAGGACAGCTCGCACTCGGACGGTCGCGCCCAGCGTCGGATCGATATCCTGATGTCGATTGCCGAGGACGTCGAGGCTTCCGCGGGGGCGCGCGTCGCGGCGTGTCGCGCGGCCGCCGACCTGGCGGGCGACGTCAGGCAGGGAGCGGCCGCCGAGTCTCGGGCGCCAGCCGCGCATTCGCCTGCTCGCCTGATTGTGTTCGGTCCTAGGACCAGCGACGGAGACGGCGACAATTGAGTGCGGCCGCCGCGGCAGAGATCGACGACTGGCCGCGGCCGCAGCCCGGCCCGCAAACCACGTTCGCAAATTGCGACGCTGATATCGCGATCTTCGGCGGCTCAGCGGGCGGAGGAAAAAGCCGTGCGTTGCTGTACGAGGCCGGCAAGTGGACGCAAGCGCGCGAGGTGCGCGCGGTTCGTTCTGTTGTGTTCCGCCGACAGAATCCCGAGCTCACGGGAGGCGGTGGATTGTGGGACGAATCGCAAGCGATGTACTCCGCGTGGGGCGGGCGCCCGCGCGCATCGCCGTGGCTGGATTGGACCTTCGAGTCTGGGGGCGGACGCAAATCGGATCAGCACCGCGTCGAATTCCGCCACCTGCAATTCGAAGACACCGTCGAAGATCACAAGTCGCGGCAGTACGCGGTGATCTGTTTCGATCAGCTTGAGACCTTCACCCGGCGCCAGTTTTTTTACATGCTGTCGAGGGCGCGATCGACGTCGGGAGTGAAGCCGCGTATTCGCGCGAGCTGCAATCCAGATCCTGACTCGTTCGTTTTCGGTCTGGTTCAATGGTGGATCGGCGAGGACGGCTATGCGATCCACGAACGCAGCGGCGTTCTGCGCTGGTTTGTCGCGCTTGGCGATGAGCTCGAGTGGTTCGATTCGCGGGATGAAGCGCGCGCGAAATATCCGCGTTGCTGGGTAGGCGATGGTTCCGAGATCCGCTGGTTCGACTCGCCAGAGGAAGCGCGAATCGCGCATCCGCGAGCAGTGATTCATTACGAGGTAGATCCGCTCTCACTCACGTTCGTTCTTTCGCGTGGAATCTACGATAACCCCGCATTGATGCGGAAAGATCCGCGCTACGTCACGCGCTTGTCAGCGCTGAGCCGCGTTGATCGTGCGCGCTTGCTCGGCGATCCTGAGCGTGGCGGCAATTGGCTCGCTCGTGAATCTAGCGGCACAGTGTTCCGTCGCAACGATTTCAAGCTCACGGATCACGCGCCGTCATCGATCATTCGCACGGTGCGATTTTGGGATAAGGCCTCATCAGAGCCAACACCGAAACACCCCGATCCAGACTGGACGCGTGGAGCGCGAGTGTCGTTGTGCCGAAACGGGGAGCTCTATATCGATGATCTTGTGAGCGTGCGCGCGCGTCCCGTTGACGTGCTTCGGATTATGCGCGACACGGCCGATGCCGATGGCAAGATGGTGTCTATCGGTCTATGGCAAGACGTCGGCGGCGCGGGGCTAGTCGACGTCGACACGACACGCGCGGTGTTGGGTGACTTCTCGATTGAGATCGTGCAATCATTCGGCGCCGATACTGCCGGCAAGGCCAAGCCGGCATCGGGGAGCTCGCGTGCTAAACGCCAATTCGCAAATGCGTGGGCGCCTGATGTCGAGGCCGGGCGCGTCTACCTCAAGCGCGCGTTGTGGAACATCGCGGTCCTTGATGAGGCCGATCGATTCCCCGACGCGGCGCACGACGATGCTATTGATGCGATCAGCGGAGCCAAGCAACTCTTGGGCAAGGCTCGAGGAATCACACTGTTAGAAGCGATGGAGAGGATGAGACCTTGAGCACGATGATGCAGGCGCTATCGCAGCGCATGGACGGCTGGAAGAATGTTGTCCTCGGAATCGGAGGCGTAAAAGATCCGTCGACGTTCTCCACGTTTATTGGCTGCCCGCCTCTTGACGATGTCACTCTCGAAGCGCTGTATGTGAATGATCATTTCGCGGCGCAGGTGATCGAGCTACTCCCGCGCTCAGCGTTGCGGCCTGGATGGGACTTGATCATCCCAGGCAAGCCGGAAGAAACAGCTGACGCGCGACAAAGTTTCCAGGCGATGGAGGATGATCTCGGAGTTGTCGATGAGCTCGAGAACGGCGCCTATTGGGGCCGCTGTTTCGGTGGTGCGATCACGTGGATCGGCGCTGACGATGGGCGTTCTCCAGAACAGCCACTCGACGAAAACAGAATCAAAAGCATTCGATTCCTGCACACGTTCGATCGACGCGATCTGCGAATTGAGCAGTACTACTCCGACGCGAGCGATCGAAACTTCCGTAAGCCCGAACTCTTTCGCATCCTGCCTACGGCCGCGACGCTGAACACTGGCTTCGGAGCCACCGGTAGTACGTCGTACTTCGGCGCTGTGGTGCACGAGTCTCGATGTCTCGTGTGGCCAGGACAGCCAACCACCGAAGACCGCAGGCGCGTACTCAATGGCTGGGAAGACTCGGTCATCCAACGCACGTATGAGGCACTGCGGCAAATCGGCGAAAACTATTCAGCGTCCTCGATGTTGCTCGGACGGATCTCGCAAGCCATCTACAAAATCCGCGATTTCTACGCGATGATCGCTGGCAATCGTGAAGACGTTTTGCGCAGACGAATGGATATCATCGAACAGTCGCGCTCGCGTTCACGCGCGATTCTGCTCGATACCGAAGAGAGTTTTGAAAACGTTTCGCAACCAATGAGCGGCGTCGAGAATGTGATCGATCGTTCGATCCTCAGACTCGCGAGCGCAGCGCGGATCCCAGTTTCGGTGTTGATGGGTCAGAGTCCGCAGGGAATGAACGCATCAGCCGAAGGCGATCTTGAAATCTGGGCGGACGAGGTACTGGCGTGGCAACGATTGGAGTTGAGACCAAGGCACGAGCGGTTGACGAAACTCATGCTGCTCGCGAAGGACGGCCCGACGGCGGGAGTCGAACCCGAGTTCTGGTTGATTCGATATCGCGCGCTTCGGACTCCGCGCCCGATCGATCTTGCGCAGGTGAGATCGCTGGAAACGAGTACAGACGTGGCGAGGATCAACGCCGGACTTGTGACACCTGAAGCCGTCGCACTCGCGCGCTTCTCTCCCGGCAGCGGTGGAGATCTGACGCTCGACGAAGCGGAGCTTCGAGCGAATCTGGATCGGCGTAGGCAGCTTGCGAACCAACCGCCGAAAGACAACGCCGAGATGGGCACCGTGGGCGCACGCACGAGCGCAGTGATCGATATCATCAGCAAGGTAGTCACTGGTCAGATTCCGCGCGTGAGCGGTCTATCAATGCTCACCGAATTGCATCGCTACACGCCGGAAACCGCCGTTGCATTGCTCGGTCCGGAGGACTTCGTAGCGCGCCCTGACGACTCGCTGAAATCACCCGGCCCCGCGCCCAGTCCGCCGAACGGCAGCGGCGCCGGTGCGCCGCAGGGTCTGCCAAATCACAACGCGGGCGGCGCGCAGCAAGCCGCGTGAGGGACACGATGAACATCACTGAGGAACCGAACAAGACCGAGCGACTGGACGCCGAGGGATACGCGACGACGATGACCCAGGTAGGGTTCCTACTCGGCATGCTCGCTGATCTCTCGGTCCAGCGCGCGATGGTCACGGCTCGATGGGCTGACAACGTCGGCCCGTTCCTCGACCCGACGGCATGGCTCCACAAACACGGCGCCGACAACGTTCAGGATCAGATCGCCATGCTTGAGCGGGTCGTCCCGCTCGCGCTCCTCGTTCGCAAGATGCGCGCGGAAGCGATCGCGCGCGGTGTCGCGCCATCGGAGGCCCATGGCCGATAGAGCAAAGCTTCTCGTGCGCCTGACGGTGTGCCTCGATGAAGACGATATGGCAGCGGTGGACAGCTATCAGCGACGGCGCGAGATGGAGACGAGTATCCCGCTCTCACGTTCACTCGTTGCGCGGCAGCTGCTCCGCGAGCGACTGAAAGAGATCGCTACCGACGACGAGGAGCGACGCAAGCCCAAGGCCGTCTCGCTTGCTCGCGCGCGAGCATAGGACACGCTGGGACACTCGCGCCGCGATAGTTGACCGCTTTGTGAGCCAAGGCTATTCCTAACCGGTGCGCCGCGTGGCGCCGAAGGAGAGGGAAATGGCTAAAACAAACGGGAACGGGCAGGGCGAACTACCGCACGCCGGAGGCGATATGCCGCACGCGAACGCTGAGGTGGACACCAAAGCCGCCGTAGCGATGTGCATTTTTATTACGCCAGAGATAGCCAAGGAGATGCTCGGTAGACGTCGGCATCAGCGGCCGCTCAACATGGCGCATGTCGCAAGGCTCGCGACGCAGCTTGATGTGTGGGAAACGAATAACGACATGATCGTATTCGACAGCGCCGGCGCGCTTCTCAATGGGCAACATCGATTGAGCGCGATTGCTACGTCAGGGATCGGCGCATGGATCTATGTCGTCGGCAGGTTCAAGCCCAAGGCATTTACGACGATGGACGCCGGCGGGCGGACACGCAGCGGCGGAGATATCGTCGCGCTCTTGGGTGGCTCAAACCATGTGCAATCGGCGGCAATCGTCCATCTTGTAGTGGCGCACGAGCAAGGACTCGTCACATGGCATGGCTGGCCACGACTGACGAACAGGGAGATGGAGCGCGAGTACCCGAAGCGCAAAGAGATGATCGATCTGGCCGTCCAGCGTGGCCGCGGCGTTCCAACCGCCTTGCGCATCGGAACCGCCGTAGTGGGCGGAGCGTGGTATCTCTTTGCGCAGAAGGACCGTGCTACGGCCGATGCCTTCATTGATGTGTTGAAGAACGGGGGCACGGCCGTTCCGGCGGCCAATGCTCTCCGCGAATCTTTCATACGTCGCGCCCGCGCACGAACACGACGGTTGGATGGCGAGAACTTCGCGATCATCGTCAAGTGCTGGAACAATCATCGCACTCGAAAGCACGTCGGGAGAGGAGGCAAGGCCGCTCCCAACTATATCCGTAGGGATGAGGGGTATCCGATCATCTCAGCATAAGATCTCGCGCGCGTAGTCCAGCTATCAAATGATGTCGATTGTGATCTGCGCTGATATGGACTGACGAGGTAAACGATGCGTGGGAGTCGCGCCCCACGCATCGTCGCTTCGTGGCTCGAGCCAAGCGCGTCAGTATCGCGGTGCAGGTCCGCACCGATCGGATCACGCGCGAAGGCGAGCAATGGTGCGTAGTCTCTGAGGACGGCGACACGAAGCTAGGCTGTTACGACTCCGAAGAGGGCGCCAATGAGCGACTCCGCGAAGTCGAAGCAGCGAAGTCCGCAAGCGCCGATGCAACCAACAGCGCTGATTCGGCAGACGTCAAGCGTTCCGACGCGGGCGAACGAGTGCAGCGGTTCGATCTTGGAGGGCGCGTTTCGAAGCTCACCAAGACTCCCACCGGTGGCGTGCGCGTCGACGCGCGCATCACCCGGACTGGCGTGCTCACCTATGAGCGCGGCGATGGGACTTCGGTGCGCGAGTTGCGTCGACCCGAAGAGGTCTTCCACGCCGATTCCCTCGCCACGCTTGAAGACGCGGCGGTTACCGTCGGGCACCCCGGCGACGGTTCGCGCCTTGTCTCCCCCGACACCTTCCGCTCCGACGCTGTCGGCCACGTTCGCGGCCCAGGTCGCATCGATGGCGATTACGTAGCGAGCGAACTTGCGATTGGCGATGCGGATGCGATTCGCCGAATCGACGCGGGCGAGCTCATCGAGATCAGTGCCGGGTACTCGGCGCGCATCGATGCGATCTCCGGTGTCTGGAATGGCGAGCGCTACGATCAGGAGCAGCGCGAGATTCGCTATAACCACGCCGCGCTGCTCCCTCGAGGAGCTGGGCGCGCAGGCGCCGGCGCTTCGCTGCGTCTCGATGCGCGCGCTGCGGTAACGCGCGCGGATTGCGGATGCGGAGCGAACCGCTCCGATGCGGCACTCCGCGTCATCCGCGGCGATCTTTTTGACAACGGAGAAAACATGCCCGAGGAAGAGAAGAAGCCCGGCGACGAGCTGGCTGCGGCAGTGACGCGCGCTGAGACTGCGGAAGCGCAACGCGACGTGGCCCTTGCTCGGATCGCCGAGCTCGAAGCGAAGCTTG